GACGGGGCGGTTATCGAGTACGAACCCGAAAACGGCGCGCTCACCGTGTCAGGTATCAAAACTGCCGACGTTACCGCATCGGAGTCCATCACGGCCACCGTGCCGGTGGTGCTGGTGAAAGCCTCGACCCGCATCACGCTCGATACACCCGAGGTGGTATGCACCAACAAGCTAACGACCGGCACGCTTGAAGTGAAGCAAGGCGGGAAGATGACCGGGAACATCGAGCACACCGGCGGGATATTTACCTCAAACGGCGTGCAGGTGGATGACCACGGCCACGGCGGCGTCGAACGGGGCGGAAGCTGGACGGAGGGCACTAAATGACGGTGCGTTATCTGGGAATGAACAGCCAGACCGGCCTCAGTATCTCTGAGGTTGAGCATATCAGGCAAAGCGTGCGCGACATTCTCGTCACGCCGGTTGGTTCGCGCGTCATGCGCCGTGAATACGGCTCGCTTCTGTCGGCGCTGATTGACCAGCCGCAGACCCCGGCGCTGCGCCTGCAGATTATGGCCGCATGCTATTCCGCGATCCAGAAGTGGGAACCGCGCATCAGCCTGACGACCATCACTTTTGAACGGTCAGAGACCGACGGCGGGTTGTATGTCGATATCACCGGCAACCGCTCAACCGGCGGCCAGCCATTTTCACTCACCATTCCACTGAGCTAAACGCTATGGCAATTGTTGACCTTAACCAGCTCACCGCACCAGATGTAGTTGAAGTGCTGGACTATGAGACCATTCTCGCAGAGCGTAAAGCGACACTCGTCTCGCTTTATCCTGAGGAACTGCAGGAGGCCGTCGCGCGCACGCTGACGCTTGAATCAGAACCGATTGTTAAGCTGCTGGAGGAAAACGCCTACCGGGAAGTTATCTGGCGACAGCGCGTCAACGAGGCCGCGCGTGCGGTCATGCTGGCTTACGCTGCTGACAGCGACCTCGACCAGATAGGCGGAAATTACAACGTTGAGCGCCTCGTCATCACGCCTGCAGACGACACGACGTTTCCGCCCACGCCAGCCGTTATGGAGTCGGATACCGATTATCGTCTACGCATTCAACAGGCTTTTGAGGGGCTGAGTACCGCAGGCTCGACCGGCTCATATCAGTTTCATGGCCGCAGCGCTGACGGGCGTGTCGCAGATATTTCCGTCATCAGTCCCGAACCCGCGTGCGTGACCGTGTCCGTGCTGTCGCGCGAGAATAACGGCGTCGCCTCTGACGAGTTGCTCGCCATCGTGCGCACTGCGCTGAACGATGAGGACGTCAGGCCGGTTGCCGACCGCGTGACCGTGCAGTCCGCCAAAATTGTCGACTATAAAATCACTGCGTCGCTTTACCTTTACCCCGGTCCCGAAAGTGAGCCGGTGCTCAGTGCGGCAAAAGCCAAACTGCAGGCGTATATCAGCGCGCAGCACCGGCTCGGGCGTGACATCCGCAAATCAGCTATTTATGCCGCGCTCCACGTCGAGGGCGTGCAGCGCGTCGAGCTGGCCGCGCCAGTGGCCGATATCGTGCTCGATGAGACTCAGGCGTCATGGTGCAGTGAGTACAGCGTGACTATCGGGGGCAACGATGAGTAATACCCGACTGTTGCCGGTGGGTTCCTCACCGCTTGAGGTGGCGGCGGCGCGCGCCTGCGCTGAGATTGAAAATACCCCCGTTCCCCTGCGCCGTCTCTGGAGCCCTAACGACTGCCCGGCAAACCTGCTGCCGTGGCTTGCGTGGGCATTTTCCGTTGACCGGTGGGATGAGAGCTGGCCGGAGAACACGAAAAGAGAAGTAATCCGCGCGGCGTGGTTTATTCATGCGCACAAAGGCACGATTGGTGCAGTGCGTCGCGTGGTGGAACCGCTCGGCTACCTGATAAACGTTACTGAGTGGTGGGAAACCAGCGACCCGCCCGGCACGTTTCGCCTCGATATCGGAGTGTTAGAAACCGGCATCACCGAGGAAATGTATTACGAAATGGAGCGGCTTATTGCTGATGCAAAGCCAGCCAGCCGCCATCTTATCGGCCTCAATATTATTCAGGACATCCCCGGCTACCTCTACACCGGCGCCCTGAGCTATGACGGCGACATCATCACGGTATACCCCGGATAAGTGAGAACACAATGACAGTGAAATACAAAACGGTCATCACCAAAGCCGGTGCAATCAAGCTGGCTGCAGCGACCATCCCCGGCGGAAAAAAAGTGAACCTGACGGCGATGGCCGTCGGTGATGGTGGCGGCACGCTGCCGACCCCTGACCCGAACCAGACAAAACTCGTTAAAGAGGTCTGGCGTCACGCGCTGAACAAAATCAGCCAGGACAGGAAAAATAAAAATTATGTCGTGGCGGAGCTGCTTATCCCGCCTGAGACCGGCGGTTTCTGGATGCGTGAGCTCGGGCTCTACGATGACACCGGCACGCTGATTGCGGTCGGGAATATGGCCGAAAGCTACAAGCCAGCGCTCGCAGAGGGCTCAGGGCGCGCGCAGACCGTGCGTATGGTTATCATGGTGAGCGACATCGAGTCAGTCGAGCTGACCATCGACACCTCAATGGTGATGGCAACGCAGGACTACGTCGACAATAAACTCGCGGAGCATGAGCAGTCGCGTCGCCATCCTGACGCGACGCTTACCGCAAAGGGTTTCACGCAGTTAAGCAGCGCAACCGACAGCGTGTCTGAGTCCGTCGCAGCGACGCCGAAAGCCGTTAAAGCAGCGTATGACCTTGCGAAAGGGAAATATACGGCTCAGGACGCCACCACGGCGCAAAAGGGTATCGTCCAGCTAAGCAGCGCGACCGACAGCGCTTCTGAGGGCGTCGCAGCGACGCCGAAAGCGGTTAAGGCGGCGTATGACCTTGCGAAGGGTAAATATACGGCTCAGGACGCCACCACGGCGCATAAGGGCATTGTCCAGCTCAGTAGCGCAACCGACAGCACGTCTGAGGCACTGGCGGCGACACCGAAAGCCGTTAAGGCTGCAAATGACAATGCCAGCGGGCGAGTTCCGTCAGGGCGCAAGGTCAATGGCCGGGCGCTGACATCTGATATCAGCATTACAGCGCAGGATATTTTTAACGGTCAGACTGTCGGGATTGGTAATGCTGAGGACTTAAACGCCTACACCACGCCGGGACTGTATTACCAGCCAGCAAACGCGCAGGCGCAAACCGGGAAAAACTATCCTGAGGCAATTGCCGGTTCACTGGAGGTGTTTAAGCACGCGGGTATCACGCAGGTTTACCGTGTTTACAACAATTCACGCTCATACATCCGCACGCTGTACAGCGGCACGTGGTCAGCCTGGACTAAACAGTATGATGCGGCTAATAAACCCACAGCCGGGGAGGTTGGCGCTCTGCCAGTAACTGGCGGTACGGTTACTGGTAATGCGACAGTAAATGGCACGCTTTCGGTGGGGAATGGAAGAAGGTTTGAAATTAGCTCTCAGAACTCGTCAACAGCTAACGGCTCACTGCTTTTATGGGGGAATGCCGACAGGCCGACAGTTTTAGAGTTTAAAGATGCCACAGGGTATCATTTTTATTCACAGCGAAATAAAGATGGCTCTGTATCATTTAGCTTTAATGGGGTTTCCAGTTTTGCAGGCGGAGTAACGTCTTCTGGGGAGTTTGTTTCCAGAAGCGCTAACGGTTTTCGCATTGCTTATGGCAGCTATGGGGCATTCTGGCGTAATGATGGTGGAAGCCTCTATCTGCTGGTCACGAATTCTGGTGATTCGCTCGGCACGTTTAACAGTTTGCGTCCTTTTACGGTCAGTCTGGCGACGGGTGATGTCACCATGAATAAACTGGCTCTGGCTAATTACGCAAATTTTGACGCCCGATATTACACAAAGGCGCAGTCTGATGCCGGATATATGGCAAAAACGGGCGCTTACACTAAGGCTGAGAGTGACGCGCGTTTCCAGCCAAAGGGCAGTTACACGCCAACGGGGACGGCGTATACCAAAGCGGAAAGCGATGCGCGCTTTCAAAAAATTAACTCTGCATCGAAAGCGGCGAATGGCTGGTATAAGGACGCCAACACGGGAATGATTTTCCAGTGGGGTGTGATTTCAAGTTCTGTTACAGGCAATGTAAACATTACCTTTCCAACAGCCTTTCCCTCAGCTTGTGTGAATGTACAAAACACCATCATTCGTAAAGTGAACGATGGCGCTCAAAATAACTGGACGTATGTCACCAGTTTTACAAAAACAGGGGCATCCGTGGGGAGTGATGGTCACGGCGTCTACTGGTATGCGGTGGGGTATTAATATGGACAATACTTATTTTTACAGCGCGGAAACAAATGCGTTTTATGTTTCTTCTCTCATGTCGGATTATGAGCAGGCCGGTACTTTACCTGACGATATTAGTGAGATATCAAATGAATGGTATGAATATCTTATCAGTGGTCAGGCAACGGGTAAGGTAATTACGCCAGATGAACACGGAAAGCCCGTTTTGTCTGAGCCTGAGCCACCCACGCCACAGGAGTTGAGAGACGTTGCCGAAGGGAAAAAAGCACAGCTTATGCGGGAAGCTGGTGAAGAAATAGCGATTCTGCAAGACGCTGCAGACCTCGGCATAAGCACCGAGGAGGAGGATACAACCCTCCTTGCCCTGAGGAGCTATCGTGTACTGCTGAGCCGGGTTGACGTTGATGCTCCGGTCTGGCCTGAAAAGCCTTAATGAAAAGCCCCCGTTATGGGGGCATATTTCAAATAACCTGATGACTGATTTTTTTTAGTATTAAATTTGCGAGCCTTTTCTTTTGATATCCTTTTTCTTTCTTTCTGAGAGAGCTAAGGTATCTGATGCGCTCGTGTTCAATTTTGCTGCGTTCAGCTTCAAGTGTTGATTCTAATTTATCCTGGTCATAACTATCTATGACCCCTTCCGGAAGACACCAAATTTTAATATTGCAGAAGTCGCGGAACGACATCCACCGGTCAACTTCATATTTAATGGGATAGTTAAAATCGAGCAATGCCTTAGCCGTTTCAAGGCTAAGTATGTATGCCGGTGACTGACTTGCCCGCGCCATTCTGTAGAATGTGACATTTTCAGTCAGGTTCTTCTTGATTAACGGAGTGATGGCCTCAGGGGTATTGAGCAGGTAAATTTCACGGCTGCGCGGCTGGAGTGCGTTTTCTACAGTGCTAATAACTTCTTTTGCAGACGCAGTGATTGTAATGTCATCCTCAAGCACCAGAGCGTAAGGGATGTTATCCGCTACCATTCTGGAATATATATACAGATGGCTCAATGTACACCCAATCACACCTTTTGTTAGTCTGGCCTGTGAAAGATTATGAGCCAGAAGATGTGTTGCTTCGTCCTGCAATTCACGGCCGTTAACAGCTTCAATGATTTCATAGTCGAATCCATTGGCTTTGCATTGTGCATCAATATTGTTTCTTTTTTTTGTTTCAGTTTTAAGGTTTATAACGAAGGTTTTCATCGTGCTCCCTTGTAGAACAACATTCCGTTTTTATTAAATAGTAATTTGCTGAGTGAACTGATAAAGAATCAGTAAATAACTCTGTGAATTATCAAAGTCATACAAACGGTAGGCATAGTAACTGTAATGATAACGTTGCTCAACCGAAAACAGATGAAATGCCCGGAGAAGGCTTGTTGTCTAACCTGCAGCCGAACTGAGATAAATAGTCCCTAACCCCTGTAAGCAAGAAAATAGTCGCACCCCTTAACCACGGAGTTAAACAGATGGGCGACTATCACCACGGCGTCGAGGTCATCGAGATTAACGATGGCACGCGCACCATTTCCACCGTCTCGACGGCCATCATCGGCATGGTCTGCACAGCCAGCGATGCTGACGAAAAAACATTTCCACTCAATGAGCCGGTGCTGATTACCAGCGTGCAGAACGCTATCGGTAAGGCCGGTAAACTTGGCACCCTTTCAAAATCCCTGCAGGCTATTGCCGACCAGTGCAAGCCGGTTGTAGTGGTTGTGCGCGTGGCCGAAGGTATCGACGACCCGGAAGACCCGGAAGCGGCGCAGAAAGAGACCATTTCAAACATCATCGGCACGACCGACGAAAACGGCAAATATACCGGGCTTAAAGCGCTGTTGACCGCCAAAACCGCCACCGGCGTCAAGCCGCGCATTCTCGGCGTGCCGGGGCTGGATTCTCAGGAAGTGGCGACCGCGCTCGCGGCGACCTGCCAGAGCCTGCGCGCGTTTGGCTATATCAGTGCGTGGGGCTGCAAGACCATTTCTGACGCCATCAAATACCGTGAGAATTTCAGTCAGCGCGAGCTGATGGTCATTCATCCTGATTTTCTGGCATGGGACACTACGGCGAACGAGACGGATATTGCATGGGCGACCGCACGCGCGCTCGGCCTGCGTGCCAAAATCGACCAGGAGACCGGCTGGCACAAAACGCTGTCTAACGTCGGCGTGAATGGCGTCACCGGCGTCAGCGCCTCGGTCTCGTGGGATTTGCAGGAGAAAGCCACCGACGCAAACCTGCTTAATCAGGCCGGTGTCACCACGCTTATTCGGAACGACGGCTTTAAATTCTGGGGCAACCGTACTTGCTCAGATGACCCGCTTTTCCTGTTTGAAAACTACACCCGCACAGCTCAGGTGCTGGCTGATACGATGGCGGAAGCGCACGCGTGGGCGATTGATAAACCTGTCACCGCAACGCTAATCCGCGACATCGTTGCCGGTATTAATGCCAAATTCCGCGAGCTGAAAAACAACGGTTATATCGTTGACGGCACGTGCTGGTATGACCCGGAGTCAAACAGCGCCGAAACCCTTAAAGCGGGGAAACTGTATATCGATTACGACTATACCCCCGTCCCGCCGCTGGAAAACCTGACCCTTCGCCAGCGCATCACCGATACCTATCTGGCGAACCTGTCAGACTCGGTCAACAGCTAAGGAGCTCAGCACATGGCGTTACCACGCAAACTGAAATACCTGAACATGTTTAACGACGGTCTCAGCTACATGGGCGTCGTTGAATCCGTCACCTTGCCAAAGCTGACCCGTAAGCTTGAGAAATACCGTGGTGGCGGGATGCCTGGCTCGGTGTCTATTGACCTCGGGCTCGATGACGATGCGCTTGCGCTTGAGTGGACGCTCGGTGGCCTGCCTGATGTCGAGCTGTGGGCGCAGTACGCATCACCGGGCGCGGACAGCGTGCCGCTGCGCTTTACCGGCTCATTCCAGCGCGATGACACTGGCGCGATTTCTGCCGTCGAGGTTGTCATGCGTGGCCGTCACAAAGAGTACGACGGCGGCGAAAACAAACAGGGCGAAAGCGGCACGACCAAAATCTCGACGGAGTGCTCGTACTACCAGCTCACGGTTGACGGCAAAGAAGTTATCGAGATTGACGTCATCAACATGGTGATGAAAGTCGATGGCGTCGACCGTCTGGCAGAACACCGTAAGGCTATCGGCCTGTAACCCCTTTACCGGTCAGTCAGGCTGGCCGGTCACTTAATTTTGAAGAGAGTGACATCATGGAAAACATCAACGAAACCGAAAACTTAAACATTGTGATCCTCGACAACCCCGTCATGCGCGGTGAGCAGAAAATCGAGCAGGTGACCGTCACAAAACCCAACGCGGGAACCCTGCGCGGTGTGAGTCTGGCGTCGCTGGCAAACTCAGACGTTGACGCGCTGATTAAGGTGCTGCCGCGTATGACGTACCCGGCACTCACCGAGCATGAGGTCATGCGTCTGGAAGCGTCAGACCTGATTTTGTTCGCCGGTAAGGTGGTTGGTTTTTTGTCACCATCTTCGGCTCGCTGACATTCCCCGAAAACCTTTCGGTCGATGACCTGATGGCGGATATCGCGGTGATTTTCCACTGGCCGCCATCAGAGCTTTATTCCCTGAGCGTATCCGAGCTCATCACATGGCGCGACAAGGCGCTGCAGCGAAGCGGAAACCACTATGAGCAATAACGTCAGACTTGAGGTGCTGCTTAACGCAGTTGACCGGGCAAGCCGACCGCTCAAAGCTATCCAGACTGCCAGCAAATCCCTTGCTGGCGATATCCGCACTTCTCAAAACAGCCTGCGCGATCTGAATGCGCAGGCGTCCCGAATTGACGGATTCAGGAAAGCGAGCGCACAGCTTGCCGTGAACGGTCAGTCGCTTGATAAAGCGAAAAAGGAGGCCGCAGCACTGACCGTCCAGTTTAAAAACACAGAAAACCCGACTAAAGCGCAGGCGCGCGCGATGGAGGCGGCAAAGAAATCTGCAGCCGACCTGCAGCTCAAATACAACAGCCTCCGACAGTCGTTACAGCGCCAGCGCAGCGAGCTCGCACAGGCCGGGATAAATACCCGCACGCTGTCGGCAGACGAGCGACGCCTTAAAACCAGTATCAGCGAGGCAACCGCGCAGCTTAACCGGCAACGTGATGCACTGGCGCGCGTCAGTCAGCAACAGGCCAGACTCAGCGCGGTAAAAAGCCGCTATGAGTCAGGGCAAAAGCTCGCCGCAGGTGCACGTAATGCCGGGATGGTGGGCGTCGGGGTGGCGACCGCCGGGCTTTATGGTGCGTCACGCTTTATTGCGCCGGGTATCGGCTTTGATAAGCAGATGTCAGGCACGCAGGCGATCCTCGGGCTCGATAAGGGCGACGATAAGCTCGCGGCCATTCGTCAGCAGGCGCGCGATATCGGTGCGACCACGGCCTTTTCACCGGGGGATGTGGCGCGCACGCAGACCACGCTCGCACGCTCGGGCTATAAGGCTGATGACGTGCTTGCTGCGACCGGCTCGACCGTAAACCTGAGCCTCGCGGCCGACGTGGATATCGCAGAAGCCGCCGACATTATCACCAATATGCAGTCGGCATTTAACCTGCCTACCACGGAGATTGAGCGCGTCGCAGATGTGATGACGAAAGGCTTTACGTCATCAAACACCGGCCTCGTCGAGCTGGGTGAGGCGATGAAGTATGTCGCGCCTATCGCGGAGGCTGCAGGGGCGAGTATTGAAGACACGACCGCCATGCTCGGCATTCTGGCTGATAACGGGATTAAAGGCTCGATGGCCGGGACGGGGGCTAGCGCCATCTTCAACCGCCTGCAAGCCCCCATGGGTAAGGCCGTTGAGGCTATTTCAGAATTAGGCGTGAAAACCCGCGACGGCAAAGGGAACATGCTGCCGGTCGAGAAAATCCTCAAAGATATTAATAAGTCCTTCCAGAAAAATAAGCTCGGCACGGCGGAGCAGGGCGAATACCTGAAAGTTATCTTTGGTGAAGAGGCGATGAAGGGGGCGATTAAACTCGTCGCCGCTGCCGGTGATGGCTCGCTCGATAATAAGCGCCAGCAAATCAGGGAATCGAAAGGCACGACCGAACGCATTGCGAAAATTCAGACCGACAACCTCGACGGCGATTTAAAAAACCTGCAGTCAGCATGGGAAGACCTGCAGATTGAGGTTTTCGAAAAAGAGGACTCAGCGCTACGACGCCTGACGGTTTCCGCGACCAACTGGCTCGGCAAGGTGGCTGCGTGGGCTAAAGCAAATCCAGAACTGACGCAAACCCTGTTTAACCTTGTCGCCGGTGGGCTGGCGTTAATTGGGGTGCTCGGCGGGATTGGCCTGATTGCATGGCCTGTTATCGCAGGGATAAACGCGATTATCGCTGCTGCTGGCGTACTGAGTGTCGTATTCACTACTGCAGGAAGTGCCATTGTGACGGCAATAGGGGCAATCAGCCTGCCGGTGGTCGCGGTGGTCGCTGCAGTGGTGGCCGGTGCGCTCCTGATTCGCAAATACTGGGAGCCCATCAGCGCATTTTTCTCAGGTGTGGTGGAGGGGCTTAAAACGGCCTTTGCGCCGGTAGCTGACATTTTTGCCCCGCTCGCGCCGGTGTTTGATTCTTTCATGGATAAATTGCGCGGGGTCTGGCAGTGGTTTAAAGACCTGATCGCGCCGGTTAAGGCCACGCAGGATACTCTCGACAGTTGCAAAAATGCGGGTGTGATGTTCGGTAAACTGCTGGCCGACGCACTGATGTTACCGCTCAAAAGTTTCAATAAATTGCGCAGCGGCGTTGACTGGTTACTGGAAAAGCTCGGGGTTATCAATAAAGAGTCGAGCGACCTTGACCAGAAGGCAGCAAAAGCCAGCGCCGCAACGGGCTCGCAAAACGAGCCATACATCAGACCAAACGCGGCTTACGGTGGTTTTCAGTGGTATCAGCCAGTTCCAGCTCCCGCCGGGAAGACTTACGTCGACCAGAGCAAGCCTGAATATAACATTCACCTGAATGGTGGTATCGCGCCGGGTAGCGACCTCGACCGTCAGCTCCGCGAGGCTGTCGATAAACTCGACCGGGAAAATCGTGCGCGTCAGCGCTCAAGTATGCGTCACAATGGATGAGGGCTAAAGCATGTTAATGGTTTTAGGTTTATTTGTGTTTGAGCGCCGCACGCTGCCGCATCAGTCAATGCAGTATTCGAAAGAGTACCGCTGGGCGTCAAATGACCGCATCGGCAAACCCCCGGCCTACCAGTTTCTTGGGGAGGGTGAAACCTCGCGCACGCTTTCGGGCGTGCTGTACCCGGAAATCACCGGCGGCCGTCTGTCACTGACCGCCATCGAGCTGATGGCAGACGAGGGCAGAGCGTGGCCGCTGATTGACGGAACGGGCATGATCCACGGCATGTATGTCATCGATAAGGTGAGCCATACACACACCGAATTATTCAACGACGGCGCGGCCAGAAAAATCGAGTTTAGCCTGTCGCTGAAACGCGTCGATGAGTCGCTCGCGGCGATTTACGGCGACCTGAAAACGCAGGCTGACAATCTGGTGACGTATGCCGGAAACTGGCTGGGAGGGCTGGCAGGATGATTACGGGGATGAATATTCAGGCCGGGGCAAAGATAGCCCCGGCGTTTATGCTCAAGCAGGATAACGAAGATATTACGCAGGATTTTAGCGACCGGTTGATCAGCCTGACCATGACGGACAATCGCGGATTCGAGGCCGACCAGCTCGATATCGAGCTCGATGACACCGACGGGCAAATCGCTCTGCCTCCGCGCGGCGCAACGTTAACGCTGTGGCTTGGCTGGCAGGATAGCGCTTTGATAAAAAAAGGCACCTTTACGGTCGATGAAATCGAGCACCGGGGCGCGCCTGATACGCTGACCATCCGGGGGCGGAGCGCTGATTTTCGCGGTTCGCTGAATTCCCGCCGAGAACAGTCATGGCACGACACCACGCTCGGGGTCATTGTTGAGACCATTGCAGCGCGCAATAAGCTGACAGCCAGCGTGGCCGACACGCTGAAAGCGATCCCCGTACCTCACATTGACCAGTCGCAGGAATCCGACGCGGTGTTTCTGTCCCGTCTGGCTGACCGGAACGGTGCAGCGGTCTCTGTAAAAGCGGGGAATCTGTTATTTCTGAAAGCCGGAAGCGGCAGGACGGCCAGCGGGAAGCCCATTCCGCAGATGACACTTGAACGCGGCGACGGCGACCGGCACCAGTTTGCGATTGCTGACCGCGAAGCCTACACCGGCGTTACGGCCAAATGGCTGCACACCAGAGACCCGAAGCCGCAAAAGCAAAAGGTGAAGCTTAAGCGCAAGCCCAAAGAGCAGCACCTGCGCGCGCTGCAGCATCCGAAAGCGACCAAAGCACCGGCAAAGGCTAAAGCCAAAAAAGAGCAGGAAGCGCGCGAGGGCGAGTACATGGTCGGCGAGTCTGACAATGTGCTGGAGCTGACGACCATCTACGCGACAAAGGCGCAGGCCATGCGCGCCGCTCAGGCGAAGTGGGACAAGCTGCAGCGCGGCGTCGCGGTGTTTTCAATCTCGCTGGCTATTGGACGGGCAGATTTATTTCCTGAAACCCCAATCGCGGTGAAAGGCTTTAAGCGCGTTATAGACGAGCAGGCGTGGATAATCAGTCGGGTGGTGCATAACCTTAACAGGAACGGCTACACGACGGGATTAGAGCTTGAGGTCAAGGTTTCGGATGTGGAGTACGAAAGCGAAGAGCTAGAGTAGTGATTTGGATTTGAGTGTTTGTTATATAATTATAAATTGAGTAAAATTAACGCATCGGAAATTATACGAGGTGCTCGCCATGTTTCACTGTCCAAAATGTCATTTCGCCGCTCACGCCCGCACAAGTCGCTATTTTACTGATACGACCAAAGAGCGTTATCACCAGTGCACAAACATCAACTGCAGCGCGACCTTTGTGACCACCGAAACGGTCGAGCGCTTTATCGTATCGCCGGGGGTAGTCGTACCAGCGGCACCGCACCCGTCTATGTCAGGACAGCAACAGATTCAATGGATGTGACTCTTCACAAAACCCGCAGATGCGGGTTTTTTATAATAATTAGTTTGCACTTGCGGTATAATTTAATACCGTAAAATGCAAAACTGGCTTAACTCAAATTAATTACCCCCAATACGCCTGATTTATTTTAATAAAATCAATAGTTTTATGTGGTGATAAATTGTGTTAATGTAAGTGACTATATGAAATATAGGTATTGTATTTATCGCATCCATACCACCAACAAAATTCACTTAAGTGAACAATTTTTTATGCTTTATGCTTTATGCTTTATGTTTACTAAATGGGAAGTGTTATGAAAGAAAAAATAGATCTCAAAGATCCGCTAACAAAGAAAGTAATAGGACGCATACAAACACATTTCGCAATATGTTTGGATAATACACTTCAGATTGAAAAGTCTGTTAATGCAATTCTGTTTCCATTGAAACATGAAAGTCGGCCTGAGCAAATTGGAAGTGGTGTATTTGTTAATATAAAAGGTGAGTACTTCGTGTTTTCTGCATCGCATGTATTTGATGCTATAGGTGAACATGAGTTATTAATGTCGTGTGAAGGTGAAGAGAGGGTGACGACGTTTAAAGGTGATAGGTTCAGTACAGCAAGGGGGGTATCTGGAACGCATAATGATGATCCTTACGATTCATCAGTATTTCATATACAAGATTCTATAAGTGATAACATAAAAAAACTTGCTTTAAACTATGATGATCTTGATAGAACGGTCTCGGACAGTTTCGACCACTCGTATATAGTGAGTGGATTTTATTCAAAAAATTCCAAGTTACGTAACAGCACTATCAATTGTAAACGTGAAAGTTTTGGCTCTAGGGAGTTGCTCAAAGAAGACTATGACTTGTTAGGTATTGATAGAGAATGGCATCTTTCTTTGGCATACGAAAAAAATCTTCTTAAAAATGGCATTTTTACTCTTTCTCCGACACCGCAAGGCTTCAGTGGTGGTGCTATTTTTAAATTTAGTTCATTTGATTTAAATAAGTTGTGTATTAAACCAAAAATAGAAAGACCTAAACTTTCTGCCATTACAATTGAATATAAAAAAGAAAAAGGTAATATTCCTGGGGCATTGATTGGATCACGCATAACACAGCACTTAGCCCTTATAAATAATTATCTTCCAGGTTTATTAGACGATTGCTGA